ATCAGAAGTATATTTATACCTGAGAAAGATTGTGAGTGGGGTATATTTGATTACTCGCAACAAGAACCACGGCTCGTCGTGCATTATGCCAGTTTAAAAAATTATATGGGTGCAAATAAGTTTGTAGACTCCTATCAAGAAGATGAGACTACAGACTTTCATAAAATGGTATCAAATTTAGCGGATATACCTCGTAAGCAAGCAAAGACAATTAATCTTGGTTTGTTTTACGGTATGGGCAAAGGCAAGCTGATGTCACAACTAGGTGTGGATCAAGAAACAGCAGAAGATTTATTAGCTGGTTATCATGAGCGTGTGCCGTTTGTAAAAAAATTAATGATGGACACCATGCGCAAAGCCAGTGAAAAAGGTTTTTTATCTACCATAGAGGGTAGAAGATGTCGTTTTGATCAATGGGAGCCTGCAAATGAGTGGGGAAAGAAAGCATTATCATTATCTGAAGCTCAACGTGAGTATGGCGAACACCAAATTAAACGTGCTTGGACATACAAGGCATTAAATAGATTAATACAAGGATCAGCAGCCGATCAAACAAAGAAAGCAATGCTTGAATTACATAAACAAGGTTATCTTGCACATATACAAGTGCATGATGAACTAGATTTTTCTGTTGCAACTGACAAAGATAAGTCTAGGATAAAAGAGATTATGGAACAGGCAGTAAAATTACAAGTACCAAGTAAGGTAGACGTTGAATGTGGCCTCAATTGGGGCGACGCAGGTGACTAAAGTATTTGTTTTAGTAATAAGTTTATGGGGTTTGACAGCAGAACAGGTATGGGTCTACACAGGTAATCAATTAGTGCTAAACAAAAAATTTTACGAGTTAGAAAAGTGCGAAGAGTTTGGCAGATCTTTTATAAAATATGATTTTAATCAGTTTTACACAATGAAAGTACAATGTGTCGAAGATATTAATAAAGCTACTTGACACTCCCATCTTATTAGTTTAAATAAACAATTAAATGAGAACATTGCAAGGTTCTCAGAGTATGGCTGAACAACTGTAACAAGGTAGTAAGGCACGCTTGAGGAAAGATATGGGCAAATGCCTGAAGGGTCCAAGGGTGGTACTGAAGTAGTCGTTAACTTTATAGGTTGATTTGTCGCGAAAAGGTTGGGGGTAGTCAAAGAATCCCCCTACTCACATAAAGGAGAAAGAATGGTAGAGAAAAAAACTAATTATTCATGGTCTGAAATGGATATGAAACTAGTAAAAAAATTACATGAAGAAGATAATTTAACATTTTCTACAATAGCAGAAAGATTTAATACCACTAAAAATTCTATACTCGGTGCTTATTGGCGATACAGAAAGAAAAAAGGTGAAGACACAAGTTTATTGAGTTCTAAATACACGCCACCTCGTGGTTTCATAACTAAGAGTCAATTACAAAAAATTTTAGGTGTAAGCATGGGTACCATAAATAATAGGTTGAAAGAGTTGCCTCATATAAAATTAGGAAACAATAAAAATTGTAGAGTTTTGTTTAATGAAAATATTATATTTAGTTACATTGAACAGAAATATGGGAACGAGGTTCTCAAAAAAATGAATAAGGTAGGAGAAAGAAATGACAGTATTAAAAAAGGATTATGAAGCTTGTTTTAAAGAAGGCTTCAAGCTTGGCACTAGACTAGCTAGAGCCAAGATAAATTTAATGCGTGCTAATGATTCACGAATGATTAACGATGAACCTATGATGAAGCATTACCAAGAGTATGCTGAAACGTGGACGCAACTCGCTAAAAATTGTGGGCGTAAGTTTACACCGCCCGTGGCTCACTCACTTAGTCAACCATCAATTGATCTTGGTGATGTAGAGTTATTGAATCATAAGTACGATGATAAACCAGAGGATGAAGATGGATATCAAGAAGTTCAAGTCGGTGGCAGTGGCCATTGAGACTTATAAATTATTAAAGAAACTTGCCGAGCAAGATGATCGTTCGGCAGGTATGCAAATTACACATTTAGTAAAGCAAGAAGCTAAGAAAAGGAAAATTATATGAGTCCAATAAGAAACATGACACAATATTGGAAGAATTTACGAGAGGAATTAAAAGAAGAATATCATAAAAAATTTTATGGTAATAAAAAAATATTAGAGGATTTTTCTAATGCGTGTAAAGGATATAAATTTCCTTTAACTGAAGCAGATTTATTTTGGTTGGAGGATTACATGGATTCAAATCTTTTTGCTCTCGAGAGTTCGTTAAGACAATACTCGAAAAAAAATACACCTGAGTATGATGAGGTGGTTTTAAGAGAAATAAAAACGGGAAGAATGTTGTGTAGAATGTGTTCTAAATTACATGTCTTTTATCAATTGACTAAGATATATGATGCTGAGAAAAAATTTAAACGTGTGGGCAAGCGTGCTTTTTCTGCTAAAAATGTAAAATTAAAACCTTATTATGTGGTTCATGCTCTTAAAAAATTTAGAGAAATTTCTAATGTTGTTAAAAATAGAAAAAAAATAAAATTAGTAAGAAAAGCAGGAGAAACATTACAGTGAGTTCTTTAATTCAACGTCTTACGAATGAATATTTTAAATTACATAAGAAGGCGAAGCGCGACCCACGGACTACTGCAGAATATGTGGTTCGTGCAAGGCTTCATAGGATTGAAAAAATTATACAAAAGAGATACGGTAATCTTTATTTTATGACGATGAGTAACTTGGGGAATATCGTAATAGACAAGGAGGGAAAAGAATATGATATGTTTCAATTGCAAAGGCAATGGATATCTAAGGCTAAGCTGGGAAGGAGAACAAAGCATTGAACAATGCAAAGTATGTGACTCGCAGGGCGAAACAAAGGATGAAGAACATTACCACCAGTATTGGGACGACGGCGGAGGTAATCCTACAATCTACTACGGTCCGCCACTTGACGTACAAGGAGATGAAAGCTTTAAAAACTACAAAATTTATAGAGAGTAAACCAGTTACTAAAGTTAAGGGTGATGTGCCCTTTTAAGTCGGGAGCGAGGATAGTACAATGCGGTGACACACAGTCGTGGCTCAAGTCGGAGACGGTTCGGGGCCTCTACTCCCTAGATTCTTTATCCCCGTTAAATCGTCATTGTGTGCGGGAGGAGCGGTTCTATCGTAGTTACCTCATGGCTACGAGCTCTTCCCCTTTTTAGTTGCGAATTAATTCATTTTGCTCTATCTTTTTGGGTTGAATAAATATTTTCATATATTCACTCCCAAGCGGGGCTGCCTGATTAGCTAACGGCTACATCTACGGTGGCCCCACGAAAAGGAAAGGACGTAAAATGGCTATTGAACGAGACATTAATAAGAAAAAGAAGGATCCTAATCCTGAACCAGCACAAAAATTTCCACCTATGAAGCCTTTTGGTAAAAAAGGACTTAAAAGCCCAACATATGGCAGAAGAAATCCACACAAGGATCACGGTGATAAAAAGCCAAGTCTAAAAACAAAAGCGTCCATAATTAAAGAAAAAGCTAAAAAAGGTCAGGGATTAAAACGTGGTGGCGTTGCTAAAGCACTAGGTGCTTTTCCATTTATAGGTAGATCTGTACGTCAGAAAGGAACAATAAGCACTATAGGGGCATTAAAGCCAATTCCTTTTATTGGTAAACCCTTAAAAAAAGCCATGGGTGGTGAAGCGTCTACTAGTATTAGTAGAGCAGAGTTAATGATGAAAAATAGAGAAAAAAGAAGAAAAGAAACTCAAGAAATGCTTAAAAGATTATATGGTAAAAATAAAATAGTACCTAAGAAGAAGCCGTTGAAGAAAAAAGATGGTGGTGACATACAAGAGAGAATTCAAAAATTTAAGATGAAAATGAATCCTCGTGATTTTGACTTAGAAACAGGAGCTCGTCTCACTGAAAAAGATAAAACGGACAGAATGAGAAGAAGCAGGGATAAAATTAAAAGTAAACCTAAACGAAAGATGTTTTAATGACAGGAGGTAGATAATGGCAATAAGTAGAGGCATTACAAGAAAAAAATCGTTAGCACAATATTCACCAACTAGCGAAATGTTTAGACAATTTTACAATCCTGATTTACCAAGAAGCGAGATCAAAAAAAATGAAAGAGCTTTTAATTTGGCAAAGAAGATGAAACCAAATGGAAGAATTAATGTTGATGATGTTCATAATGCAAAAGCATACCTTACAAATTTTGGTCCTAAAAGAAGTAAAGGTCCAGTAGGTAGAGTATTGAGGAAGAAGAAAAAATAATGGCAATTAGATTAAGAAAACCAAAAAGAAGACCAGGTCCCGTGGGTGGTCCTAAACCGAGACAAAAAACTAAAATAGGTAAAACTATTAAACCTAAACTAGGATTACCTCTGGTTGGAATGCCTGGAGCAATTAATAAAATGATAAAATCATTGGGACTTACAGCAGCTCAACAGTTAAAATTAAAAAAACAAATGAAACAAGTAGGTGGAATGCCGAGCTCTGATGCATTGAAAGCGACTGCTTCAATGATAAAAAGTCAAAAAACACAGTCTAAAGGACCTGCTGGTAAGGTAATAAAGAAAAAGAAAAGATGAACCACGAAGAAATACTAAAGCAGAGGGACTTACTTGACACGATCCTCGCCTCACGGACCAACCAGTTTGAGAGAATAGAAAATATGAAAATTATGGATTCAATTTATTTTAAGAAGCAATTACCCGAGAATGTGGTGCTTTTTCCGTTACAAAGGATAAAACGCTATGTACATAGAACTACCCAAAAGCCCAGTAAGAAAAATATTTAAGTGCAATAATTGCAAAAACTATCATATTAAATTTTACGATCCAAACTTATCTAAGACATATACCCCTGTTGAATGGGAGAAAATATTGACTGAAGGCAGAGATGCATTACAAAAAGCATTACGTCTAGTAAGAGAAGATCCTAAGTTTTTTGGTTAAACGCTACTTTCTATAGATGTTTTCTACCAAGTAGTTATACATTTTATTTTATTAGAGTACCAAGTAACAAGGTAACAAGGTAATAAGTAGCAGAATACTTACCTTTTTACGTTACCTAGAGTAATATTTATAGGTAATGCAAAGTAACAAAATACTAAGATAACGCGATTTTTCTAGGTTTTTGGTAATAAATATATTATTTTGGAAAAAACATCTATTGAAATGACTGAATTACAAGAAGTAAAACTACCAGACGCATTGTCAGACTTATTGTTTGACAAATCCATTACACCTAAACAGAGAAAATTTATCCTTTTGTTTGTCCATTCTGAAGGGCTAAAAACAGCAACACAATGTGCAGTTGAAGCTGGATACGCAGCTGGGTCTGCTAAAACCAGAGCCTCTGAATTACAGAATCCCGACAGATATCCCCTTGTTGCAAAAGCCATTGATGCTGAACGCAGAGCTTCTGTTGAAAGGTACAAATGCAGTCAGGAAAGATCATTATCTACATTAGCTAGAATCAGAGACCAAGCGTCTGCTGCTGGTAATTATAATGCTGCTGTAGCTGCAGAGACCAGGCGTGGTCAGATAGCAGGTTTGTACGTTGACAAGAAAGAGATACTAACTGGGACTATTGATTCAATGTCAAGAGAAGAGGTAGAAAAGAAACTACAGGATCTTAAAGAACAATACAGTATTGAAACGACATTTGAAGAAGTAAAAGAATTAGAAAATAAGTCTTGACTATAAGATTAGTTGGGATTATATAATGCAAAAAGGAGAAAGTTATGCATATAGATAAATACGTGGTTAATAACATTGGAACAAAGTGGACTAATGGTAAAAGTAAAAAGAATTGTCTGTTGGCTAGTCTTGATGGAACTGATGGTATTGACCTTAGAAAACTAG